ACCAGAAGCTTAATTATGAAAGAATTAGATTTATTTTTTAAAAGATTTAGTTATAAATTTCCCAAAGGATATCCTGACATGAATAATGAGCAGGATGTTTTTTTGTTAGAATCATTAATTAAAAAACATGTTCCTGAGTTTAGCTTTGGAATATTAAAAGAAACATTACTGTTAGAAGTAACAGATAGAGAAATTAATACTAATACTAAAAAATAAATCTAATTCTTTCATAATTAAGCTTCTGGTGTTTCTTCAGGAGTTTCTTCTGGTGTTTCTTCAGGAGTTTCTGTTCCACCTGGTTTTTCCTCTGTTACACCATAAGCTAATACTCTGGCTATTGCTTGGGCTGCTTGTTCTTCTTCGCTTAAGTTTAATAAGTAATATTTTTTACCTTCAACTTGAGCAATCCAACTTCTTGGAGTGTAAGTTAATAAAAATGGTTCACCATTGCCCAAAACAATTCTAAAAGTTGTGGGACGAGGAGCAACCCATTGTATATCTGTTATAAAGATTTCATATTGGTCTGTTAACAAATCAATAATAATATCTTTAAGTTCAGGAAATTTTGCTAAAACAGGAAATTTAGGAGCATCTAAGGTAATATCAGTACTTGTATCCATTGATAAAGTATCTGGTTTGTATACTTGTTTAACAAGTACCTTGATTTTCTCTTTTAATTCGTTTTTAGTCATTATTTAGACTTTAATTGTTGTGCAATTTTTTCTGATAAGTAGGGTTTAATGATTTTTTTAGCTATATCAATTTTATCATCATTCATAGCTTTTCTAGCTTGTTTGATGTTATTTTGATCTTCGGGAGATTGATTAGCTTTATCTTTAAGTGCTTTAGCAATTTTAGCAGCTAATTTATCTACTTCTTCTACTTCACCTTCCATCATTGGAGCTTCAGGTTCACCCATATGAGGTTCTTCACCTGTTAATGCGTCTACTGCAGCATCAATAGCTGGTTCTTTTAATTCAAAGTCAAGATAATGTTTAGCACTTGACATCATGTTTTTAGCAGTAGTAATTTTTGATTGCCACCAAGCAGGGAAATCATACTCACCACCTGCTTCTTCTAGTTCTTCTAGAATAGCATACAAATCCATAGCGTATTTACCAATCTGGTATAATTCGCCTTTGATCATATGTGGTTCGTTATCTTGGTGACCCAAGTCGATATCTTCATCTAAATCAATTCCTCTACCTTTTAAGATATCTGCTTTAGTTACTTTACCATCACCTGTTAAATCAGGAAATGATTTTTTACCTTCACCCATTTCAGATTTGTAATCTTCATAGGATTGTTGTAATTGCATTATAGCTTCTTCTCGAGAAAGGTTAAATGTATTCATTACATCTTGAATTTCTTCTTCTGTAAATTCTTTATTCTCGTTCATCAACGATTTTCTAACGAGTTCTTTTAATTTTTCTTTATTCATTTCTGATACGGCTTTTTTAGCTAAGTTTGTTGCTCTACCATACATAACCGATTCGGCATCCTTGCCGTATCGTTTTACTAATTCTTTTTTATTCTTTTTTAAATTCTTAAGATAATCTTCCCTTTTATTTAATTGTGCTTTGGTTAGACTAGCTTCAGTAATAGGGGAGTTCCCGTCTTTCGACAGGAACTCTCTTATTGCGTTTTGTAAATCTTTTTTATTCATTTACTTTTTGTCCTCATCGATTGAAGCTTTACGGTATTCAGCAACCAATTTCTTGATTTCACCTAATGCTTTACGAGCGCGACCATGAGCTGCTTTGGTAGTTTTAGCATGTTCTGCTTTAAACTCTTCAAACAACAACTCCATTTTTTCTGCTAATTCTTGTGTGTTCATATACTTTTATTTTAAAATTTTCTTTAACATTGGAAACATAGATTCATTTAATGTTTCTTCTTCCATTTCTTCAACTTCAGCTACAGCACCTTTTTCAACTACGTGATTACGAGTAAAGAAAGTAATTGTATTACCAATTTGATCTGTTAATTTTTGGTCTCCTAATTTTTGAGCTGCTGCTTGGGCTTGTGTTAAAGCATCTTGAACTGATTTTACATCAGGATTAACTTCTGTAGTAGTTGTAGTATCAATAGTTTCTGTATCATCTACTGTTACATCATCTGCTGTTACATCGTCTGTAACTTCTTCATCATCTTTAGCTTCTCCTAAATTTTTAAATTTTCTTTTTACTTGTCTGTAAATATTTTCTAAATCATCATCCATAGAACCTGACCAGTCTCTATCGTAAGCATAATAATCATAAACATCCTTAGGAGTGTTTAGTTTTTTAATATCATCTAAAAACTCTTGTGCTCTATCTTCACCACTAATTTCTATTTCGTATTGGTAAACGTAGTCTTGAAGAGGAGTTAAACCTTCTGCTTCATTTAACATACCTTCTAATTCTGCTAAGAAATCAACTTCTGATTCTGGAGCATCCTCCATGTTATCTATGTCTAAGTTCATTTCAGCTAAAATCATTTCTTTGATTTTAGATTTTAATTCTGATTTTTTCATTTTTGTATTTATAGTTTTTGATTCGTCTAATTCTTCTTCATCATCCTCATATCCATATACCTCTTCATCATTTTGATCATAAAAATCATCTTCTTCAGGAGCATACCAAGATTGGTTAGGATCGGATTCTGCTTCTTTAGTAAAGTCGTGAGTTTTATAGTTAAACATATCTGGTTTAGTAACTAATGCTGGGAATAATACTCTAGAGGCTACTTTTTCATTACCAAAAGCTAAGTCAATACCTCTACCTCTATCACCTCTACCACCATTCATCATATCTAGTAAAGAGTAGTAATCCATACCGCCAAAATCACCATATCCATCATAATTTGGCTCATACCAAAAATTACCTTTATCATCAAACATATAAACAGGAATTCTGTTTTCTTTTTCAGATCCAATTTGTTGGCCTGTGTCTTGGGTCATCCAAGAGAATTGACCTTCATTTAATGAACCAAAAAATGTTGATTTATTCTTTGTTATATGTTCTTTTAAATTAAATTTTGCCATAATATATGTTGATAAATATGTTATTTTTTATGATATGTGCCTTTTTTATATTCTGCTTTTTTTGTGTTCTTTACAAATTGCTTTCCTTTACGAGAAGCAGCAGCTTTTTTCTTAGAGGTTTTAGCACGTTCTGCTTTAGATAATGATTGAGCTTTTTTACGAGGCAAGCAACGGGTTGTTGCTCCACCTTTTTTCATCGTACCACAAGGACCAGTAATATTACCTTGAGTATCAATACGCACCCAGTCTTCTTTTTTAAACCAGTCACGTAATGATTCAGATACTAATTCTTGTAGTTTACTTAAATCCATTATTTTTTCTTTGCTTTGCCAGACATTTGTCCTTTACATACTTTAACAGCACGGCCTGAAAGATAGGCAGATGATTTTTCACCAGCAGCTTTTCTTCTTTTAATATATGCTTTACCAGCTGGACAAAGTTCCTCATTAATTTTATCTAATGCTTCAGAAATTCTTTCTGCTAAATCATTATCTTCTTCTTTATTATCAAGATAAACACTTTTAAATTCAGGGAAACTATTTACTGGTTCATCGTATAATGTTACTGTTTCATTATCTGTATTAATACGAATTTCTCCATTTTGTTGATAATCTAAATCTAGAACTAATGTACTGTAATTCATACCAACTGCTGTTCCACCAGCAATTCTTTTACCTACTCTTTCAGCCCAGCCTGCTACTTTATTTACTAAAGAAGATACACCTTTTCTTTTAGCAAATTCTTTAATATTTGAAGGAACATTTGCTTCGGTTAATTCTGCTTCATTTACTTTGGTATATAAATCCTCGTCAGCATTCCATTTCCAATCGCTTGATTTAAAATCTTTTAATTTTTTAGCTTTTTGATATTCCGCTGATGATAATTTAGATGCTTTTAAATTAACTGCTTCTTTAACAGCTTTGTTTATCTTAATAACATCTTTTACATTAACAAAATCTCCATTTTCTAATTCGTAAGTTGAAAAAGGATCATTTTCATCTACATCTACCTTTACTATTTTAGATTCTATTTTTTTATTATTTTTATCTTTATAGATTACAATATCTCCTTTTGAACCTTTTGCTTCATTTAATCCTTCTTCAATTTCTTCAGCAGCACCTACAATCTCATTGTAGTCTTCCATAGACAAAATACCTCTTTCTTTACCTAACAAATTTGCTTTTTCAGTAACGTCATGTAAGTCTAGATCTTTTTGAGCATCTTCTCTTGAATATTCTAACATACGAAGGAATAAAGGAATATCCATTGTAATGGTATCTACTTTATCTTCTTCTTTAGCTTCTGATAAGTTATTAGTCATTCCCTGTATTACTTTATTTGTAATATCAAATCTATCATCTATAAAAGCTTGTAAGATTGCGTCATAAACTCTTTTACCTCCTTTTAATTTTAAAGGAGTAATTTCTAATGTTTTACCATTATTTAAGTAAACTTTAATTTTACTTGGTTTTTCAAATTGATCCCAATCTTTGTATAATGAATCTTCTTGAGCTTCATTCATACTTTTTCCACTATGAACTGTTATACTAATAGATCCTACTTGCTTTGAATATTCTACATCAACAGGTGCTTTTACTCGTTGGCCTGTATTCCAATCAGTATAAGTAACTTCTGTAGCATTAAGGTAAGTATTAACTGTTTTTGGATCAACTCTATGACTAAATCCAGTACCTGCAAATGTTTTAGTTACTTTACCTTCTGAATTAAGTATTTCAACTTCTTTTTTAGATAAAGGAAGATATGGTATTTTGGCTTGAGAAGCTTCACTCATTGATGATTTAACAGCACTTCCTAAATTAAATAAATCAACAATCTCATCAAATTTATCATACCAATCATCTGATTTACCAATTGGTTTATAAATTGCCTTAAATGGTTTAAATTTATTACCTGACATTTCATATTTAGCACCTAGTTGATCTAATTGCTTTTTGGCCATGTCAATAGCTGTTTCTTCCTCATTTAAAGGTTTAGAGAAAAATTCTTTTATTTTTTGAATGTCTTTCATTATTTTTTCTTATGTAAATAGTCTGTTAAAAGTGAACCAATCGCCCCTACTTTCTGTCTTATAAATATCCATTCTTCTTTAGATAATTTATGTTCTTGTTCATTAAATGCAATTCCCATAACACCAATAAAATGATCATCCAGATCATCTATAGCTAACATATAAAAAGATTTAGTATTATATTCTTTGGAAAATAAATGTAAATCATAAGTTTCATCTTTTTCATAACTAGCTATACCTAATTCACCATCTTTATATAATTTAGATAATGATTTTGGAAATAATGAAACTGGAATTTGTTGGAAAATATGTTGTATAGCTGATGTGTTTGGAGATAATTTTTCATAGAAAATAGAAAATTTTTGGATTGATTTACCTGTTGGGTAAAAATGACCTCCGTTATGAAATTGTCCGATCCAAATTCTATCACAACCTAACTCATCCATCATAATATCTAATTGATGGTCAACTAATTCATTTAAATCAATAGCTTCCTTTACTAAGGATACTTTTGGTTTTTTATCTAGTTTAGCTTTAGTCCATTCTACTATAATAGGACCAATTACTGCTGTTATAAGAGCTACGATGATGGTAGTTAACATTGTTATCATTCTTTTTTCTGTTTTTTAAGATATTCTAGTGCTTCCTCTTTATATTTTAACAACTGATTTTTACCGTCACCGTCCCATTTTTCAACATCACCTTGTTCTGTTACAAATGAGTTATTAGTATTAATTAATTCATCAAACCAAACCTCAAAATCTTTAGTTACTCCTTCTATGTGTTGGTTGATAATATCTTTTTCAAAGGCCTCTAATTTACCTTCTTTTTTAAGTTTATGTTCGAAATCAATCTGGCAATCAAAACAATGTCCATACATTACAAACCATTTTTTATCTAAATGTGGTTTCATGGTACGAGAACAAGTAGGGCAAAAAATAGGTAATACGATACCTTCTTTTGCCTTATCAAGTTTTGTAATATTTTGTTTTAAACCGTTTTTAATAGTCCATTGACGGCCATCCTCTTCCCAAACATCACCTTCATTATGAAATTCTTTTGCTTTTTCATAACCAGTTCCCATAGTAGTTTTTTCTCCATACTTACCTTGAACCAAGTTACGGAGACGTTCTACATCCCTATGTTTAAACTCTTTCTTTAAAACCGAATTTTTATTCATTATTTTTTAGATGTTGGGGGATTGAAATGTGTTTTTAACCAGAAAATAAATGATGATTTTTGATCACCTAAAGCATACCATTCATCGTATAAATCATCCCAGTTTGAAGTTTCATTATTGAATTTCTTAATAATTTCTTTTAGTTCTGATTTTTTAATTTTACCTTTTTTAAGTAACTCATAAATGTCTGTTGCTCTATGAGGAACATCAGGATTAAAATCACCTTGAGCTCTACCAGGAATCATATCTTGAGGTTCTATTTGTTGTTTAGGAGCTAAAGACAACATATCGTTATCCATAGGTTCTTCAATTTCAACATTAAATTTGTCAGCGTACTTAAAGAAATCATCACTTGACATAAAATCAGAAACTTCATCCTCACTACTAAAAACACCTGTTTTTTCTAAATCGTTTACAAATCTAGCAAACATAGAACCTGGTTTGTAGTCCATTGGAAATGATTTACCTTTGTATTTAAAGAATACAACAGCCAAACGTTTGTCCATAGGTCCTTCCTGTAATCCAGGTTTGCCTTTTTTACCTCCTGATACTTGGAATGATAAAGATGATTTAATTTTTTTCATCAATTCCTCATCAGACATTGCAGGTTTTTTAGTATCGTTTTCTTTAACAGCCTTTAAGGTAGGTTTGTCTTTAGTAACAGTAGTTACTTTATTACGAGTAGCAATATCTTTAATTTTAGATGCTAATGAAGCGGCTGATGATTCTTTGGTTTTAATATCAATTACCATTTTACCTTCAACTCCTGATTTAATATCTAATTTACCATCAGGAAAATCTTTTTTCCATTCTTTAGACATTTTTGCTTTAACCTCATCGGCTGTTTCTTTAGCTTTATCTCCTGATAAAACAAGTCGTTTGTATGTTATTGGTGCTGCCATTTTTATAGTCCTATATTTTGTAATTGTTTAATTGTATCTTGTGTATTTACGTGTAAAATTCCAATACCGCCTTTTGATCTCCATTGTTCAATATTGTCAGGACGGTCATCAATAAGTATTTTATTTTTACCAGAATAATTTTGTTTTTTCTCAGCTGATGCTAAAACCAACGGAGTTCCTGGAAGGTTATTTTTAACCCATAATCTTTTTCCTAAACGAGATGCTGGATTTCTAGATGGAGCTGATAATAAAGTTGGTTTTTTATCTTTAATATAATCCCATAATTCTTTTCCATCAGGCATCCACTCCATTCCTACCCAAAACTTAACTTTGTTATCAACATCAATGAAATCCCAAAACTTTTCTACACCATATTTGGTTTGATATTGGGCTGCTGTCAAGTGTTCTGGATTAAGTGCTTTAAATCTTCCGTCAAAATTAGTTAAAACACCATCCATATCACAATACAAAGTATATTGTTGAGCTGGTTCTACAGGAACGGTTTCCTCTTCTCTCAATTGCTTATATAAATCTGTTAGCTTATACATCTTTTCTTTTTAATACTACAAATCGACCTTTACCTTGAGGGGTATTAAATTCAAGATTAACATCTTTTCTAAAATACCCAGGTATTCTATTATATTTGTTGTCTGTTAAATTAGCATATATTGTATGATAGTTTTTATCTCCTATATTATCCATTGAAGCTATACCAATATAATCAGGTTCGTCAGTTTCAGCAAGATCTAATATAATTTTATACATTGTATTTAAAATTTTTATATAATCTTCTTTAGTTGTATCACCTGTAGGGGTAGAAATAGGATTATTTTTAGGATGAAATTCTACATTATAAAATTCTTTATTATCAGTATATGGACTTTTTATTCTGTAGATATCATAAGTGTATACTTTATTTCCTGCTCGGAACATACCCTTATATAAATCACCTTCTATTTCAGCTGCATTGTTTTTTGATAAAGTAATTTCATGGAGAGATTCACGTAACTTATCTACAAATGTTTTTGGGTAATTAAATTTAGGAATATCTAAAAAATATTCATTTAATGGATTTTTTATTTTATCCTCCCAATTACGTAACATCATATTTCCTTTTTCGTATGCTTCTCTTTCAATTTCAGGCAAATCACCATCCTCATTTGTGTTAGTAGTATTAATATTATTTAATCTACCATCTAAATTTTGTTCATGATGAACCATTTCGTGTGCAAATGAACGCAATATATCTTTTGGGTGCCTATCCATAGTATATAGTGTGATAGACTTTTCAGCAGGATTATAATAAGCTGTTTTACCCAAAAGATTGGATGCGTTTTCTTCATCATCCTTTATAACCTTAATTTTAGGCAATGGTTGAATTTTCATTCCATTGTCAATCATATATTGAGATAAAGATACGAAGGATTCCTCAGGACTCCAAGTTTCTATTAAAGCTTCTTTAACAAGTGTTTTTGCGTATTCGTTTAAACCAAAAAAATCGTTTTCTTTAACAGGAGCAAAACCTGAACCATAAGGCAAGGCTGTACCTGCTTGTGGGTCAGATGCTTCTTTCATTTTACGTAAACGTTCTGTTTTTTCTTTTGATGATTCTTTACGAGATTCGATATAATCTAAAGCACGTTTTAATCTTGATTTTACTTCAGGATCTTTTGCTTTACCGTAAGCTGCTCTTACTCGTTGATGAATTAAATTAATTACTTGAGATTGACGAGCATGTGATTTAGCTTTAAATTGTTTTTTATTTAAAGTATCAACTATATCTTCTTTAGTTTTAAATTTAATTCTAACTGTGTCTTTAGGATCTTCATCTGTGTATAATCTACGACCAGATCCTTCAGGTTTTTTACCTGTTCCTTTTTTAGGATCAGGTTTCTTTTTTCTACCTTCTTCTAAATCAGGATTATTATCATGTCCACACTTATGGCAAATATATAAATCATCCCCACCATCTGCTATAGGCCATTCCCAACCACAATTATCACAAATAATTTCTGTGTCGGTTACTATTTCTTTAATTGTATTAGGTAAAATAGCTATTATATATTCTCCATTTTGTTTAAATTTTACACCAGGAAGTGCTTTAGAAATAAATGCTTTGTATAAACTATCCCTTTGAGTACCAAAATCTTCATTTCCTTTTTTAGCCGGAGAATACGTTACGGCTTGAGATTTAAACTTCTTTATATAATGTTTAACTATATCTGTTATAGTAGACATCACTTTATACATTTCACCTTTATTAACTACTATTTTATCTGAGGAACCTTCAGCACCTTTAGGTTTAGCTCCAAAACTAATTTCTAATGCTTTAATAGGATTTGATTCATCATTAAGAAAATCTGCGGGGTCTTTGATATAAGTAGTTTCTAAGTTTACATCATATTGAGTTTCATTATCTGTTATAAAACGAGTATAAACAAAATAACCTTCTCTATCAACTTCTTCCCATTTATATGGTTTAAGATTTGCCTCGCCTACCTCGTTTACAAAAGATGAAGGAGTAACTAAATGGGTTTGTTTAAATATTTTAAGTAAAGCACCAACAATAAATCCACCTGGTAAAGTGGCAATAGCTGTTAATCCAACTGTTTTTAGAACATCTTTTAATTGATTGCCAATTTGTTCTTTTTGTTCATTACTTAATTCAATTTCTCCTTTAGCGGCTTGTAAAATTAATTTAAAAGCATCTTTTGTTTCTTGTCCTTCTTGTTTAATAGCTGATATAAAATCCTTAATTTTGGTTTTCATATTATATACAAAACCTTCTTTAACAAGAGGGGAAACCAAATCCCATATTTCTTCCTTTTCAGCATCACTGACATCTGGAATCATATGGAAAAATTGTTCTTTATTGTTATCCCTAACTACTTGACGTGTTTTAGTTCCACTAACACCTCCAGAGGTGGTAATAACTTTTACCTCAAGATTAGGATATTTACTAATTGATTTAGTTCGGTTTTCAATATCAGCTAAATCACCTTCGTCTCCATCTCTAGCACCTAATACCCAATAAACTTTAGTATCAGGATTTTCTTTAGCATATCCTAAAACTGATTTAACAGGAGCAACTGATGCCTCTACATCAACTTTAGGTGATAAGTATTTTTTATAAATGTCCCAAATTTTAATTGATTCATCTTGGGTAATACCATCTCTAACACCTCCACCAACAAATATTTTTAATTCATCAATTTCAGGAAATTGTTCTAAAGTTAATTTAGCAACAGCAAAATGACCTTTGGTAGGTGGTTTGAAACCACCCCCATAAATGGCCACTGTTTTTTTAGTATCTAACAGGTCCTCTAATAGAGTTTTAGTTAGTAAATCCATTATTTTAATCTTTCGATTTTTTCTTTAGCAATTTTTTTCTTTTCCTCAATTGACTTTTTACTTTCTCTAAAGTCATTCATAGCCTCTTCTACTTCCTTCATCATACCCTCATATTGCTTAATTGCCTCTGTAGCAATTCTAGAAGCATCAGATTTTTGTTTGTAAACACCTTGAACTTCGTCCATTTTGATTTCATCAAACACTGTAGCTTCGTACATAATATCTTCTTTAGTCATACCTTTTTTAGGTTTTTTAACTACAAAGAATTTACCTATTTCGTCTACGGCTTCTTTATTGTCCATTTCGGCTAATTCACTTTCTAGTAATAAGTCTAGTAATTTTTTCATTTGTTTATAAAGTTAGTAATTTTGGTTTTGGATTGTTCTATTGTATCAAACTCTAGTTGTGATTTAAGAGTTTGTTTGATATCTGAATATATTTTATCTGCCTCGGCTTTAGATTTTGCTAATTCCTCAGGTGATTTTTCTTTACCTACTTGTCCCAAAGGTTCAATATAAGTTTTATAAATAAATTCCTCGTCAAAATCTTTATTAGCATCCTCAGGATCTAAATTTACTAAAGTAAAATTATCACCAAAGGCCTGTCTATACGTGTCTATATTGGTATTTACATCACGCCATGAACGAATCACAATACTCGGCAACAATGATCTGTCTCGCTGTTTATTACGTTCTAATGAGGTAATAGGCGATACATACGTCATTATCATTGCTGTATCGTAACCTAATGATTCTAATTCTTGTTTTTTCTTAAGTAATGTTTTAGATGAACCTCCTACACTATCAATCAATAAATTTTTAGCATCTTTAAGAGCATCTTTAAGTTTAGTATCTGTTACTTTTCTAGCTTGACCCATTAACTCACCTGCTTTTTTAAGTTCATCAGGTGACATGTTAGCTAACTTCATTCCGATACCTGAAGATTTAAGTAATTCTTCAAAAGTATCATCTACATTGATAGTAGTGAAATCAGAAGGTATTAATTTAGAAGATATATAAGATTTACCTGACCCTGCTGGACCGGCCATAAAGATTGCTTTTGGCTTGCCTTGTATTTCTTTTAATAAAGATATCAGTCCAATCATGGATATTATTTGTCATAAATATAATAAAAAAGGCTTGGATAACCAAGCCCTTTCTTTTGATATTTTTTATTTTTAATTATTATTTAATTAAATCACTAGCTTTAAATGTTATTGCTACAGCATCACCTTCAGTATCTACTTCTGTTGGGATTGAATTTGCTATTTTAACAAACATATGGTTAGGACCTAAAATATTTTTCCAATTATCATTATTAATTTCTTCTTCATCTTCTTCCATATCTGGGAAGAATGCATCTAATCTTATAGTTCCATCATCTTCAATAATAGCATCATAGTCACCACTTTTACTTGAAAAAGTAACATCATTATCATCAACATTTACTTTTATTCCTTTAATTTTAGTTGGTTTAAAAACATCATTAGTAGGTTTAATAACATCAGTTTTTATATCAACTAAATTATAATTAGCATCATATTGAACTATGTACTTTGTTATTTCTCCTGTTGATGAGGTTGAATAAAAAACAGCATTTGCTTTATCACTAAATGTACCACCTCCTGTGTATTTTATATCATCTATAGAATCTAAGTTATTTTTTAAAATATAATCTTCAACTGCTTTTTTACCTAATTGTTTAACTTTATCAGTATCTAAAAGTTCATTTAAGCGTGATTGAAAAGTAATTTTATTTTCTACTAACCACTTACTAGGATCAAAATTATCTGCTTTTTTCATGTTTATTAATATGTCATAAATATATAAAAAAATTTTAAATTTCCAAATTCCTTTTTACTGTGGTCTTAAACTCAGTAAATATAGGAGCGTGAGTAGGATTTTCTAAATCAAATAAACGTTTTACAGTCTTAAAAATATCAATGTTTTCCTCTTGTGTTCTAGTAGATAAAACCATTTCCCATCCTTTACCTTGCATCTTGTCTTTATTAGGTTTACGTTTAGATGATTTCAACCAAAGGATACCATAGTTATCTACTTTTTTACCATAACATTCCTCATAACATTTACCGTAAATAGCAGTCTGTAATTCATAAGTAGGTTGAATATGGTTAGATGTTTTAAAGTCAATTAACCAAAGTTTATCTTCAATTTCAACAATCAAATCACAAGTTCCTGCTACCTTTAATTCATCTGAAAATAAATGAACTTCGGCTTCAATTAGTTTAGGATTATAAGTTTCCCAAAAGTCTACAAAACGTAAAAACATTTGCCATACATCAGGACTATATTGAGGATTACCATATTGGTTCATAAAATTCATTTCTTTACCTTCAAGGTATTCTTCAATCATTTCATGAACTTTAGTTCCTTCCTCACCTGCTTTTTTAACAATATGTTCAGCAGAGTAACCTACTTTTTTAAGCCAGTCCTCAAAAAACTTACCTTTAGGATAATAACCTAAAACATAAGTAATTGATGGGTAGTATTCTCCGTTTCGTCTATAATAACGAGAGTCTGGTAATGTTATTTGTTTAGCATCATCTGATACTTCTAAGATTCTATTGTAAGATTTTTTTATTTTGCTCATAAAAAGAGTTTTTTCTCAAGTAAACCTGAGAGTGTTAAGGGTAATGTATCTGAAATTGTTTCTATGAAATTCTTAAAACCCATTTCACTTGGGTCCTTATCGTGCATGTCTACAAGATAAACTTCTTTGCCTTCGTTCATCAAACGCTCACAAAAACTTAATGCTTGTTTTTGAGCGTCCTTATCTAAAGCTATATATATTTTTTCGACACTAGACATTACAATCTTCTTCATCAAGTTTGATTGTATATTTTTGCCTAATAACGGTATTGCATTACGTTTAATGGCTATTGCATCAAATGGTCCTTCACATAATATAAACGGTAAATCCCAATTTATAAACAACTCAAATGGTATAATATCACGAGATACAGATGGATTTTTATATTTAATTTTAGGGTCTTTTTCAAACGAACGACCTGTAAAATAATTTAAACTTCCATTAGCATCATATGAGGGAATAATAACCATATTTTTGTATGGACCGGTTTCACAATAGCCAATATTGTATTTAAGTATATCTTCCTCTAAAATATTTCTGGATTTTAAATAAGCTAATGCTTGACGTCCGGAAATGTTAGATTGAGTAATGTTTTTAAATGTTTTAAATTCTTTAGGTAGGTTTACTTTTTCGGCAACAGCATATTCTCTATCGGCGGTTTCTGTTTTAACTATAGCTCTTAATTCCAACATCTTTTCAGGTGATGCTGTCTTTTGTTTAAATACTTGAGCTACCTTTTTACCTTTTTTATCACAAGCCCAACAATGCCAAGGATTCTCTCCCTTTTTATTTTCGGTAAAGTTAATTTCTAATTTAGGTTTATGGTGATTACAGAAAGGACAACTATAAGCATAGTTACCTCTTGCTGTTGGTTTACCAGTTCCCAACACAGAATTTACTAAGGCAATCAGTGGTTGATTGAGCATAACCTCAATATACAAACTTATTCTTGTGTAGCAAAGTCTTTAGTGTAAAATTTTCCTAAAATATTGTCATTAAAGTATTTTTCAGGTTGCTCTAATACACCATATGCGAATAAATACTTACACTCATGGTAAGTAAGAAGTTTTTTATTAAAAACAAACTGTAAGATCTCACGGGTAAAGTCCTCTTGTTTACCTCCTTTAATGAGTTCTACAATTTGTTTTGTAGATCCGTAATACGTTTTCCAATCAGATTCTTTTTGAACTACTTGAGTAGTAGGTTTACGACCTCTACCTGTTTGTTCGGCCAGTTCTTTTTTGGTTAATTTACGTTTAACGTTGTGATATAGCGATTTTTTTCCAATATACGATATCCCACTTGGTTTGTGAGTTGTCATGTATATAAAACCGAATGTTCCTTGAGGCATATCCTCAATTGAATTTATAACTTTTTCTTTGTATAACCACATAATTTATCTATCTATGTTTATAAGTATTGTAGTATCTGTTGTAGGTGAAGTAGGTAATGGTTGAGCTAACTTTCCTATAGCCAATAGTTGTTGGGCCTCATTATAAAGTCCTATTGTTGTAATATAAGGGCTGAAATAGGATGAAGTACAATATGGGGCTAAAACATCAGTTGATCCTGAAGTTAAAATAGAGGGGTTTAAACTTACATTAAATTCATTTTCACTGATAGTACATTTGTATTGTGTTTCATAAATTGTAAGTGATGAGGAAAATGAACAAGTTACGTTAGGTAAGTTTACTATATCTTGTATAACATTAGTGCTAGCACCTCCATAAGTAGAAGTACCATAAGTAGCAGTTCCATAAACATCTCCTGCTGATTGAGAACCTACTGTAATAACAGCTAATCCATGAGGATAAAATATATTACCACAGTAAGTATCTGTAGTACTAAAATATAAATTTCCTTCCCCATCATCATATATACTTCCGCTTGGAGTAGTAAATATAAAAGAACCGGGTTGAATATAATTTCCAAATAATTTTGAGGGAATAGAAATAACAGCTATTTCAGCGTTTGATTCTGTTGGAAAACTTTTAGCAAAAGTTAAAGATGTTTGAGGGTAATTCCAATATCTACCAGCAGATGAAGTTCCACCTACTAAAACATCCCCTGCTGTATCCTCACCAGGAAAAACACTTGCTGTAGTTACAGGTGAACCATAACTAGAGGAAGAATTTAAATAATTTGAGTAATAAAGTTCTTCAATAGAACGATAAACTAATTGTTGATATTGAGTATCAACTTGACCTGTAGTTGGAGCAGTTGCTGAATCAAAGTTTGAGGTAGTTATATTAACTCCCAAATACCTATCAATTCCAACATAAGAGCTAGTTAAAGCCGCAGCCCCCTCGTAGTAAAATAATTTATTTACTTCGAACGGAGCAATTATAATATCCGATGCTAGAAATTGTTTGTAGGCGCTCATTCATTTTAGAAATCAAGTTTAACTCTCACAAGAGCTTCTTTAGTAAAATCTTTTAACAATGGTCTAGAAAGTTTAGCTACAGCTAATAATTGGTTTGTATCGTTGTATAAACCAATAGTAGTAATATAAACTTGAGGATTATTAATAAAGTTACTATATAATACTTCGCCAGTTGAACCTGAAATAAATGAAGGGTTTTCTGAGTAGTTGAATTCTGTACTTCTTGGTCTTACAAACACATAATCTGAAGTAATTGATTCTTGTGAGTTTAAGTAGAAGTTTGCTGAAGCCGAAATTGCTCTGTATAATTGAGCATTTGCGTTAGTTGCTGAAGAATAAGTTGCTGAACCTGAAAAACCTGAACCGCTATAAGCAAAAGCAATACCACCACTAATAGCTGGAGCAGCTAAAGCTAATGGGTTTAAGATAATAGTTCCAATATCAGGTAATAACCAACCATAAGAACCAGAGTTAGCTGAGTAACCATCTGTTGTTGTTGCTGAACCTGTATATCTAACACCTTGTGATCCTGATATTAATTGGAATACTCTACCTGCTGGACCATAAGTTACATTAGAAACATAATTACTGTTATCAGTTACTGTAACAAATCCTCCACTACCTGAAATTTTAAGTGCTAAAGAACCTAAGAATAAAGATTCTTTATAACAAGCTCTTTCCATTGACAAAGCAAAAAATTCAGATGAGGAAACAGCTCCAAATACAAAATTGGTATAAGAATTTCCAATAGTTAAATCTTGCCACTGTCCCCAAACTGTTGAAGTAGGAGACAAACCGTTTACAATATTATTATAAACGTGACTACCACTACCAAAAGAATTACCATAAGCAATTGCAAATTGGATTGAAGAAGTAGCTGCTGAATCAAAAACGTTTAAATAATAGTTACCGGCTGTTCCGTTTGCTTGAACAGATGATGTAAAATATGTTGTAAGGTTGGCACTGCCACTAGTCCATAAAGGAGCGGAAACAGCATCTGTGCTTACTAAGAAATCTTCGGGTGCTAATCTTGCAAAAGACATTTTTTATATATTAAGATACTTTAGTTACAGTTACAGGAATTGTCGTACGAGCACCACTGTCTCTACCTTCGATAGTTAAAGATGCTTGTAATTGAGTTAATGTTGATCCAAACAATACATTAACTGTAGTAGCAGTCATGTTAATTGTAGTACCTACTACTGTTTTAGATACTGAAGTACCTAAAGTTGTAGTTTGGTTTGCTAAATTTAAAGCTTGAACTGATGGTGTGTTAATACCAACACCCTCAAAAATACTAAACAATCTAACATCAGAAATAGTAGCTGTGTAACCACTAGCTTCGTAAGTATTTCCACCTTGATAGTTTAATGTTTGAGGAGTAATTGCTAATGAAGCACCTTGTTTAATAATAATTGAAGAATAACCAATATTAATAATAGGCATTTTAGCAGTTCCACGAGGCAAAGTTACTAACTTATATTTCATGGTTTGGGTAGCTTGAGGAAATGCCTCCAACAAAGGCATATTTACAATAGCTTCACCGTAATAAGCAGAACCTGAAGGATTTGTTGGATTGTACAAAGTATAATCAATTTCATCGTCTGCCAAAGCATACTGTGTAATCCTAAATTGACCATCATTTTGAGCTAGTAATTGACGTCCTACATCTGTTAAGATTGCATCAACTGTTACTACTGTATTATTTAAATATCCCATTTGAGTTTAATATTTTGTTATAAATATGTTAAATTAAGTTCTTTTGTGCTAAGTTTTGAATTATATCGTTAAAATTAGTAGTTAATGTTTGAGACGTATATTGTGGTAGTAAGAATCCTGTTCCACCTCCAGCATTTACTACAGATGAAGTTGATTCAACAATAATTAAGCTTGGGTTTGTTACATATCTTCTAATTGTAAAATAATCTGGTGGATAAGATCCAGTATAAGCTCTGTCTAAATAAACATATAAATTAGTAGACACACCTGCTGTGTAAGTATGAGATGAACTAATTATCTGCCACACTAAATCTTCTGATCCTGATACTCTAAATTCATCATATGGTAAGATGTTAAATGGTAAAGGTTCACTAAAACCAGTTCCGTTTACAGGTACTTGACTAAAACTAGCACTTTCAAACCCATAAGCATAAGGTGGATTACCGTTTTGGTAAACATCAGCTAAAGATGTTTGTAAGGGAATAGCTAAGTTTGTTGACGAAGTTAATACTGAAGGGGAAGCTGATCCGGTTGTCCAGAAGTTGGAAACAGATATTGAAGCACCTCCATTATTAAAACTAATTGTTGGAATGTAATTATTACCTAAAGATCCACTATCAGTATAAACGATAGGCCATACCTCTACTCCTGGTTTAATTACAGGGAATGTTCTTGAACCTCCATCACTACCTGCTGTATTATATAAAGTTAAGGTTGGAGTTGAATCATCAGGATAAGTATCAAGTAAATTATAGTAGTAAGATGATGATGCATTTCCAGGATTAATTACGTTCCCTAATTCATCTACCATAAATTTAGCATGGATATTATATGCATTTTTTACTTCAGGGTTTGTTGAACCAACCCAGTCAAAGTATATAAAGTAAGATCCTAATTGTTCAACGTTAGGTACTTCACCAATTGAACTTCCTGTAGTCATAGGTAAATTAAATCCTGATGATGTGGTTCGTGAGCCATAGTATCTTGGATTTGCTACTCTATAAGAAGTATAATTTGAGTCTTGAACTGCTGCTTTAGTAGCATAACCTCCTAAGACAGCTGCTTCATTAGATGCTGTTGAAAAACTATTATTAAAGTCAGCCAACATATATTTAGAACTTTGTCTTTCAATTTGAGCATCTCCAGATAAAACTTCACAATCTTGATCTATAAAAGCTACAGATGCTGTAAAAGCAGTTACTGTAAGATATGCTAAAGTATTATTGTTTGAGAAAATCAATGGAGGAACAATTCCTTGAACTTCTAAATTATTTATAGTTCTAGAGGCACCAGGAGCTAAATTACCACTTCCAGAATAAATTATTCTTTGATTTCCAGAAGCGTTTGATGAATCAGTAATTTGAATAGATCCACTGGCAAGAGCTGAAGCATCATTAGCTTCGGTAAATGTTAAATAATATGTTTTATTAGTATCAAAATCAAAACCATTAAAATAATAAAAAGTTATTCCTGTAAATGGTCCGTTTATAGAACTAGTAGAATAAGCTTGAATTACTTCAACATTACAATCACTTAAAGATCCTGTGGTAACAGTTAATACAGATCCACTTAATTCTCCGTTAAAGAATTCATCTTGAGAATCATGAATATATCCTACATAACCAGCAGGAGTTAAATTGCTACCTGACCAGCTTTGAGTAATGTTTGAAAAATAATTAAATGATTGGGTTTGACCAAACAAATCAGGCATTGTACCTCCATTACTTCCAGTAATGTGTCCTACTAAAATTGAGGCAGTAATTGTTTGATCTTGAACTACATAAGGAATATTTGTTGAACCCGAAGCAACATTAGCTAAAGAGGCAGTAAGTGTTACTTGAGGAACAGGATATTTATTTCTTTCTAAAACGTGTTGTTTAACTACAATACCAGCAGCTAAATCTGTTCTAGCTGGAATGAAGTCTTGTAACATCTTGAATAAAGAGTTATCAAAGAATTCAATTAATCTGATGTAGTCAAACCACTGATAGTTAGAAGAATATTTTTCAAAATAAGCATCCCTTAAAGCATCTAAAGCAGGATATGATTCTGCTGTAGTGGATTGTAATCTTGGGTCTCCAATATACTCACCAATATTAAAGTAACCTAATTGTTCATTAATATCATCGTTTATTTCATTTTGAGGTGAAAAAGCAATTTCAACATAATTAATATTTTTAGTGTACGAACCACTTAAAGCATCTTGTTGTTGTATTGATCTGAATGGGGATAATACTTGATTATAAGGAGTATTAGGATCGGTACTAGAACTATAAGGTAATATTAAATTTTGTTGTTGGATTTTATTTGAAATCCTGTTTTTAATACCTGCAGGAAATTCATTTACAAAAACAACTTCTGTATTGTTTTCAAAAGCAGGAGTTGATTTGTAGTAATAACTACTATTAGAGGCAAATGAAGATGTAGTAACCCAAGATCCTGTTACTTTAGGATGGATTGAGGTAGTTGAACCTGTAATTAAATCTGAACCTAAAGGTGCTCTAAAAGCTAAAACATAAGGAGCAGAATTAACATAATTACCATCAATAGCCAAAGGGTTCATTACATAATCATCAAAGTTACTTTGAGATAAAGCATTAGTATAGTATCTAATTTCTTGTAAAGAACCAGTAAATACTTTTCCGGATAATGAGGATGAAACACCAAAATAAGATACCGTACTGTTATTCCAAGAGGTAGCAGATGATGTTACAGATGAAGATGCTTGGAAACCTATAAAATTACCATCATCTCCAATATAGATTTTGTTTTTTGCTGTTAAAGTATAGTTTGTACCTTCTTTATTTACTAAAACAGACCACCAACCTCCATCGTAGAAAGGTAAATATACACTTGCTGATGTATTTGGTGATGCTGGGTCAGGTGAAAAATCTAGTTTAGCATATTGGTTATAAGGATTTATTACTGAACCTGAGTAAGATCCACTTGTATATCCTGAACCAGTATATTTTAAAACTAATTTAACATTATTACTTGTTTCCCATAAACTTTGAGAAGCAATACTTGCTGTGTTTTGAGGTAAACCATCGGTTTTAAATCTAAATTCAACGGCTTGAGGAACGTTATTACTAGAGGCCCAAGCAGTATTTAAACTAAAAGATGAAGTTACGTAGTTTGAACCTGAGGTATAAAAAGCATAATTAAATTGATTATACCAATAGTCATAATCATTAGTATTAGTCTTATTTTGACCTCCAAATTCAGAAATTCTTAATACAGTATCAGGAACTCCAAATAAGTTAATTAAAGCTCTTAAACCAGCGTATGAACCTTTTTTCTTTAAAATATAAGGAACGCTGTTATATATTCGTTTATAAATAGAGGCATTTATGTCGTATGTGGGTATCAACGAACTGGTAGTTGATGCTGTTATATACGTTGTTATATACTCTAAACCCGATCCTGTTGGCACTGGTAGTGTCGGAGTAGTAAAAGGTAAATTAAATAGACTACCTGATGGAGTCATACCAATTAATGCCTGATAAAGATCGTTTGATGAGAAATTGTTTTGGTAAATTTTAATACCTAAATCTCTTAAAACATCAGCTACTAAATCTTTAGAAACACCATAAGTTAATCGGTTATCGTTATCTGATTTGTCTGTGATTCCTTGTAAATAAACAAATACCTCATCAAATAATTGACCAACCATTTCAACAAATAAAATGAATTGTTGGTTGTTATCATCATCTCTTAAATATGAGGGAATAGCTAAAGTTAAAGCATCATTATTTTCGGAATCATATAATTCTGCTACTGCTGATTGGCTTGCAAACCAAGTTAAACCTGCTGATGAGGTTGTAGATACGTTTACATATGGAGGAGCAGTATTTGATTTAGGCCAACAAGTTGAACCTGAATTATAGTATAAGTAGTACTCGTAGTTATCAAAAGTAGTAATAAGAGCATCTATTTTGCTTTGATAAATTACACTACTTTGAGATGTATAGTAGTTTGCAGGGGCATTATCCGATAAACTTGAACTATAAGAATATTGTTCAATTAATGCTAATTTGTAATAAAAATTTTCTAATCTTACTTGAGCATTAGAAAAATGAATAAAATTAGAATAATCAGAATAATCTACGTTTACTGTTACTCCTGTTTGAGCTAGTAAATTATTTAACTGATATTGTAAACTATTAGATCCTGTTTTAGCAGTAGTAGCAGATAATGCTTGATAGTTAGAATAATCTGTAGAGTTATTAATTTGGTTTTTAACACCGATATTAGTGTTAGGACCTCTTAATTGTATATTATTACTTGCAATATCAAAAGTTTGAGAAATATTAATATTGTAGGCAACAGGTTCTGATACTTGGGTTACAACCCATAATTGAGATTGTAAATCAAATTGTGAAGGTAATGGCTCATATAACTTAATTAAAACTGTAGGATTATTAGGATCTGTAGTATCTAATAAAGCATTAACAGCAATAACTAAATCATTATTACCAAAATCTAGATAAAAATCATAATAACTTCCTGTTGAATTTGTAATGTCGTTAATCAACTCTAAAGAAGAGGAAATTACTAAATCATTAGGAATAGCTGTTGTGTCTAATCTAATTTCAGTTCTATCAGAACTAATTTCTGAAATGTAATAGGTATTAAAACTATTAGAACCTAATTTTGGACTTAAAAAGTTATATAAGGTATTATATTGACCTTCAGAATAACCATAAGCTTTTAAATCGACCTCAGGATCTAAAACAACATTATTATCTACCAAAGAATATCCAGGATACCCACTAACGTTTTGTATTAAAATGTTACCGTTTAAATCATAAATAAAATATTCCAAGTAATCTACTTGAGGATTAAATGTTGTATCTATATTAAATGAAGTAATAAGAGAACTATCAGAAATAGAATATTCCTGAAGTTCAAAGGTGAATGGGTTTATCGGATTTATGTTAACTATTTCGGCCATTATATACTTCCTGAGATTATTTGTTGTTGTAAATCAAGGTTTTCTTGTCTTAGAGATGTTATTTCCTCAACTAATGCTTGAATTGTGTCGTTTGTTTGTTGTGAAACACCAATATAATCAGTACTCGTTTTTATAAGATACTCATGAGAATTTACATCTCCTAGTTTAGGTATAATATAGAACAAATCTTGGTAATATTGGAAAAATTGATCTACTGTAATTGGAGGAGTTGATGATGTAACCAATGAAGAGGTTACAGATACTAATTGAGTAAAGGAAGTATCAATTACCTTTTGGTATTGATTTTTATCATAAACTTGTTTATTTAAGTTTATTTGCTCCATTATCCGTTAATTACTTTAAAGTAGTATTGGTCATTAAATACAACTGTTGAACCATCTATAGTACTTTGAATCAAAATAGTGTAATATCTTTCTGGTTGAAGGAAATTCATATGTAAGTCAAAGTAACTAGAGGTAGCATCAGCACTTAATTTAGTATAAGTAGAATCAAAAGCAACAATGTATTCATTTGTTTCTAAATCTTTAATAGCCCAATAAGAGGCTGTTGGTAAATAATAATTGTTAGTATAAACAGATTCTGTTTGCCATAACTGAATTGGGTATTCAGGACGAGCATTTACTCTAAATCTGTTAATACTTTCACTATAAAATATTCCTGGATTTTGTGCTAAAGTAACTGTTGCTGGAAGTGTATTTAAAATTGTTTGTGTTGAAGAACCAGTATTAAATACAAAATCATCCCAACTAATTTGTAAAGCAGGAGGATAAATTGTATTAGTATCAACAGAAAAATATTTTAATTCGGGTTGATAATCTTTATTGTTTACCCATTCTAAATCTTGTTTTAATAAGAATCCATAATTAGGTAATTTTTGAGTTGGTACAGCTCCTGATGACGTGGCCCATGCTTTAACAGTATTTGTTACATCTAGATTAATATCTTTATCTGTTCTGTAAGTAAAAGTAACTGATGCTGAATATTGAGAACCTGTGTACCAAGCACCACCTCCTGGGAAAACTGAAGAAGTATAAGATGCTGTAGCCCCTGTAGGTATACTTGCTGTCCAAGGAAGACTTCCTGAAAAGTCAGCCCAACTCCAAGAGGCACCATTTGTTGAAATAGGATCATCTAAATAACGTCCTGTTCCCATCCCCCAGTAAACACCTACAGGAAAACATTTAACAGTAGTATCAACAGCAATGCCCGTAACTGTAGCTACAAAACATTGTAATTGGGCTTTCCAGTTTCCATTATCAAATTTACTTTGTGGGATTAAAGTAATAGCTGAAGCTATATCCGCATCTGAAAATTGAACTAAGAATCTACTTGCTTGTGGGTTTGGGTTTGAATAAGCAAAAGTTGTAAGAGTAGCTTCAACTATTTCATCTAACCCCGTATTCATTTGGGGAAATAAAGAATATAATGTAGCGTCTTTTTCGGGAAATATTTTTAATACTGCCATGTTGTTATAAATTTACTACCCTTCCTTGAATATCTGTATTTGGGTATTTTACTTCAAAAATACTTGGGTCTAGTGAAGGATAAACTACATTTGAAATTGTAGCTCCGTTTATGTCGTAAGCATAAGGTGAGTATCCTAAATTTTCTCCTACTAAATTAGTAATATTAACTGATTTAACTGTTTGAACACCTTCAATAGCGTCTAACAATATGTAAAGATCTCTTAAAACAATAGGTTCATTAATTGCCCATTTACTAATAGCAAAGAAATCTTGTAATGCTAAAATACATTTAGATAAAACCTCATTACTATTAAAATTAGGTAAAATAATAATATCAAAATTAACCCCTATGTTTATAATAAAAGCATCTTTGATATTAACAGCATCATTAACCATTCTATATTGAGAAAGGTAAGTAGTGATGTTTTGTTTTAAAGCACGAGATGCTGTGGTTAGTTTATTATTAATATCAAAAGTTAAAACATATAAATCTAAAATAGAGGCATTTTGTCCTGCTGTTTGAGATTGTGCTTTAGTTGGTTCAATAAAAGCTTTAGCAACAACTCCATACTTAGCAGGCATAGAAAGCGTTCTTACTAAGTAATCATCTTGAGTTACGTTACGTAACTGAGAAGCATAATTAGCTGAAGCGTTTTGTCTGATTTCATCTATTGAATCTCCGTCTCCACCTCCATCAGCCGCTATTGGGTTTGTAACTGCTAATGAGTTAAATATAGTATTAGCTGTGGTTGAATTTAAATTTGAATTTAAAAAGCTAATATTTGCTGTAATATTTGTTAAATCGTTTGAAGGTACGTTTGCTTCAGCTCCTCCACCTGTTAAATATCTTACTGTTAAAGTAGTATTTGAAGGTGCAATACCGTAGGTATTTGTAAATATAAAGTTTGAAGGTGAAAAAGCGGTTGTTAATTTACTTTGACCAAAAGGTAATCCTAAACCCACGTTATCTGGATTGGGAATAATTTCAGCATCATTATCTGATGTTGTACCTGCTCCAAATTGTAATTGAAGAGTTCTAGAATTTATAAAACGAGTAGCAAATCGTCTTTGAATTAATTGTAATTGTAATAAGTAAGGAGTATCTCCAGAATATTGTGATAAATTAGGATCGTTTGTATTTGTATTTTTAATTGAATCAAATACTGTTTCTTGAGCCAAATAATCTACCTCATACCAAACATTTCCATCACTGTCTGTAATATCTAAAATACCAATAATTTTATCTGCTGTAATATCAACTGTGTTAAAGGAAACAGGGGCTCCAAAACTAAAGGTTGTAGTATTAATAGTAGCAGAAGCTGCTTGTCTTGTTTTCTTTAATAAGAAGTAAGTAGGATTACCACCTGATGTAGCATATATAGAAACTTCGGTTGGATCACCTGAACTTGATACTGAAAAATCTACTGGATCTTGTATTAAGAAAGATGTTGCATTATTTGTAGATGATCTTACTTGTGAATTTTGATCAATAAATAAAGAATAACTAAAATCAGGAACATAAGTTGATCCTGATAATATTGAAGGTACTTGTTGATAAAAATCTATATTAGTAGTAGCAACTTGGGTTACATTTGGTTTGTAACCAAACATATAAGCTAACTCATATAAGTTATTTGTTTGACGAGCATACTGTAAAAAGTTTTCTTGGATTTGGTTATCCATATAGAATGATAAAACATCACCTACATAGGCGGCCATTTCCATAAACATCATACCTGGAGAGGTAGGAGAAAAATCATTATAAGTAGTGGGGAAATAAGTTCTAGCATAGTCAATTAAACTAGCCCTTAGTTCACTAAAGTCCTTATTAATATAGGTTATATTTCTTTTTTTAGTAGCCATTATATAAATGCTAATTGTATTTCGTCAGTTAATCCAGTATCTTTTATACTATATTTTAAAACAACATTAATTTGATTAATATCAGGATTTGAATCAATATCTAAACTTCCAATAATTACATTTTGGAAATATATACCCAATTGAGACTGAATGTCTTGTTTTAAATAATCTAAATTTCCTTCTGTTATTTGTTGAAAAATAAATGCTCTTAAATCACCTCCAAAAGTTGGATTTAAATATCTTTCGTTTTTATTTGTTAAAAAGAAATTAATTAAATTATTTTTTATTGAAGCTTGAGTAGTATAATTTGGTTTAAAAACAGCAGGAGCATTAAAAGGAATATCCACCCCAACAGCCGTTCCTGGTTGGGTATCTATAGGGAATATTTTCTTTGCTCCAAATGCCATTATTTACCGTTCATTAAAGCCATAATTTGATCTAACCCAACACTGCCTTCAGGTAAAGTACCATTGATTGTATCTACACTTTGGGGTCTAAATTCATTAGCATATTGAGAAGTAGCTGCTCCTCCATGTTGCATTTCTTCTAAAATACCTCCAAACATAGCTTGTCTTTCAGCTGGAGTTAATTGTTTTGGTTTTGAAAGATGTGGTTGAGCGTAAGTGTCCTTGATTGACTCCGTAACAATTGTTTTAGGGGCACGGACAGCTTCCAATAGAATATCTTTCAATTCTTCTTGAATGGCTTCCTTTACTGCCTCTTTAATAATTTTTTTAAAATCTGATGGTTTCATTGTTTATAAATATTAAGTTAATAAGCTTTTAAATTATCTCTGTCGATTATTAGTTTTAGTTCCGTAATTAATGTTTGAGGATTGGTAGTAAAAGATAATTCGGTTTGTATTAAAATAATACCTTGTTGATTTTTACCAATAGCTCTTCTACGAGTAACAGTAGGGGTATAAGGTACTTCCTCAATTTCAATAATAAAACCATTATATGTAGTTTGATTAATAGTTGTTTCTGCTTGTTTTTGAGCATCAGCACTATCATTTATATCTTTAGAAATTGGTGAAAGTGTTGAATCAGGACTACATTTTGTTAAAATAGCATCTAATAAATTTAATGTGGTAACAATACTTAAAATATATCCATTTACAATTGATACAGAAATAGCGGCCGCTGATACTGATCCTTGAATTTTATCTAATTTAGAGGTACCAGTATCAGTAAATGTAATTTGGTTTTTAGCATCCTCCAAATCACTTATAGTAGCAGGAATAATACCTGGAACTGTAGGTAAAACCTTAGCTGCTATAGAGGTAGCTATTTTTGAGGTTTTAATTAATTTTATAACTGTTTGAGCTAAAATTAAATAATTAGAAAGACCAGTTAAAGTATTAGTTAATTTATTTAAATTATTACCTATATCATTTAACTGTAAAACCAAACCATTTCTTTGGGAAATAGTTTCATTTAGTATCTGTTGAGAAACACAAGTTCCATCAGGTGAAGTAACTTGAGACAACAATTTATTAGCAATAGGGTCTAGTAATTGATTAATTACTTTACCTTGAGCAAATATCAACGTACCTAATTTAGCAGTACCAGATGCTTTTAAGCTATCTGGAGTAGCATTTTGAATTGCTTGTAAATCAATGTCTTGTATATTTGCCATTATACTGTAAAATTGTTTTTAGATTTAATTTCTTGTAGGTTTTGTTGTAAACCATTTAATATAGTTGACATCTGACCTGCTACCATATTTAAAGGACCTAAGGGAGTACCTGGAGGAGTTGAAACTAATGTTGAACAAATAGTCATAAATGCCTCTAAGTTTACTAATAGCTGATTTAGTAAAGTAACTGTTTTATCCCCTAATAATAAAGGTTCGGTTGCATTTTTAGAACCTAATTTAATTAAAGGTGATCCTACAGTAAATGTTGATTGTGTATCAAAATTAAATCCCTTAACAGAATTAAATCCAATAGTTTGAGCAGAACTTAATAATAAATGGTCTTGAGTAGTATTAAATACTAATCGACCCGAATTTAAAATAACTTGCTTTCCAGCATATTGATCTGGGGATTGTGGGGGTGTTGAGTAACTGTCATAAAGAGTACTTGATGCTTTTAAAGGTACTTTTTGAGTACTAGTAAAATAAGCAGAAGAATCATCAATGTTGATATCTTCTACTGTTGGAACCCAACCTTCTTTACTTTGGGTACCTTGTCCATTTCTAATAATAAAAATAGGATCTCCATCATTGCCAACTGTTGACCAGTTATTTGGAGCATTTTTAACAGTAGAACCAATACGAATTGAATTACCCCATCTTCCTTCATTAATAATATCACCTTCAAAAGGTAGCAAAGGATGAATATTAGAACGTTCTTTAAATGTTTTACCTAAAAATATTTCTGTGGATTGGTCTGTTACTCTTCTAACATTGCCTCCTTCAGTTTGAACATAATCCTTTTGTTGTGAGGGAGGCAAAACGTTAGGGGTTGTAGGATAAGCATTGTGGTGATTACTATTCCACAAAGAAATTACATCTAAATAATAATCTGTAGTACTTGTAGAAAACTCAAAAATATCAGTATCTGGTTGAGGTATGATATAAACTATTTCGTTTACTAAAGGATATTTTTTATTATTACTATATAAAGGACGAGCTGTTGAGGGAGTGTTTGAAGGTAATGGATTATCTACATCCTCATATTCAATAATACCTAATCCGTTCCATTCACCTAATTCTTTAAATCTAGGATGGGTTTCATCTAAAACAATACTTAATACTCTAACGGCCTTGTTTATACCAAGTTGGTTTACAGCATTCAGTACCCCAAAGTTATTAGATAAACTTGGGTTTAAGTTTTGATTCAATGCCGCTAAACCATATCTTGCCATTATTTACCTCCTTTTAATTCGTTCATAGCAGATAATAACTGCTCTTTTTCCTCATCGGAAATTGTTAACGATCCTTCAGCCGAAACTGTAGCCATAGCACGTTGAGCTAAAGCAGCCATCTTAATTAAGATATCATCATTTTTAACACTTATTTCCATATATTCCTTAATTAGGGGAACTACTAAAGTAGCATCCCCAATATCAGAAATAAGTGGTTTTAATTCGGAAATTAAAGCAGTAACCTGTTGATCTTTTTTCTTCTGGTTGTTATAGATTTCCTCTAAAACATCAGAGAATTTTTTATTTTTAAAAATTATGTTATCAAATTGTGACATAAATATACGTTTAGTTTATCATAAATATGAAAACTAGAAACTTGTATATCCGTGTTCCAAATAAAATACGTAACCTTCTTTAAATATATCGTAGAGTTGGTTTGCTATCTTAGTGATTTTGGGAGTTTTAACATCCACTATTTCACGGATATAAATGTAAAGAGCTTTCTTGTTAAATATATCTAAGTGTTCTCTCTTACGGAATAGTTCTAAAATGGCATCCGCAATTTGAGCGTCATATTCTTTAGGGAATAAATTATAAATATTTCGGGTGCAATACTCGGTGTAAATGTCTATAAACATCGATAGACGTTCATCGTGCGATGAATCATCGATGCTGTATGAATGTTCCTCATCCTCCTCAATTGTATCTAAAGCAACAGTATCAATACGTTTTTTATAATTTTTCTGGTTTGATAATATCAAATAACGTTTAGCAATTGTTCCAAAATAAGAATATGCTTTAGCTCCTCTTTCTGGATTAAATAAATGGATTTTAGATAAAAGGAAAGTGATTACCTCGTGTTGTAGGTCCTCAATATTACTTACCTCAGTATAGTAAAACTTAAAGGTATGAATAATGTTTTCGGTTAATTTGAAAAAGGCATAGTGAATCCTATCATGATAGATTCTACTTTTTAACTCAAAATCAGTAGTATTATTATACAATACAATAGCGTCCTCAGTGTCTTGAGTAAAGTATTGGACACCCTTTTTCTTCTTTTTTACTACTACCTCTTCCATTATTTTGTAATATTTTTAATAACAAAAGAGTTTAATGCTGTTTGAATAGTTTTAATTTGTTCAAAGAAAAATCCTACCTCATCGTCCGATTTGAAACTACCTTTAGCATCTACCTCCATCATTTTTTTATCCGCCAACTCAATAGTGTCGGAAATTTTATTTAGGTAGGTCATATAACCGGCTAAAATATCTTCTTGTTTTTCGTTTTTCTTAAGAAGATTATAGGTCGTGAATCCTAGAGTCACGACCAATATTGAAAGTAATACAATTGTTAATATCATAAGTTGTCTAATAGGTTTTTAAGTCCCTCACTTTTTACGCTACCTAATGCTTTAGATTTAGTAGCTGAAGTTACTGGGGTTGATTTCTTATTATCCAATGTAAATGGTTTCTTTTTGGTCTCCACGTTACCCTGGAGTTTTGGTAACCATTCTCTTTCAAACTCAATCCTAGCGGCCATTAAATCCGCTTGATGTACAATAAAAGGTAATGATGTACGAGGTTTTTGTTCTGGGAGATAAGTCATCAAATATTTTTTATTTGCCTCATCATATAAACCATCATGTGTCTGGATTGTAATCATTTCATTAAAGGTATACTGAATACCATTAGATTGGAGAAGAAATAAACCACGGTCGGGAACAGAGGCAAAAGGAACTTTAGTATTAAACATATAATCCTCACCTAATTTTTCTTTTCTCCAATTATCAGTCTGGGGAATATAGGCTTCATTTTCCTCATCACCCATTTTACCCAGGTCATGATTTAGAGCCGAAAATACTAATTCCTCTTTAGTATAAGTAGTAGTATCAGCACCCATAGTAGCCCACAATTCGTGAAGATGAAGGGCACAAGTAATAACACGGTTAACATGTTCTACGTAACCTCCAGGAAAAGCATTGTGGTATTCTTTTTTATGAGCAGCAGGCATCAACATTAAACGCTCACTAAATTTCTCATAAAATTCAATCAATTTTTCTTTACGTGGGGATGAAATATGGTCTTCAATAAAACCCATCATTCTCATCCAATTTTGTTGGATTTGTTCTGCTGTTAAATTCATAATTTTATTATTAATATTCTCCCGGACCTAAAGGTTCTTGTTGAACAAATGCTTTAGCATCATCAAGAGTTTCCCTAAGTGTGATAATTACTTCTTCTACCTGTTCTCTTGAACCACCACGATTCAAGAAAAAGTATATTTTCTCTACTTCCCCCTCTGCTCTTTCCAACCGTCTCATTATTATATCTCTGTTTTTCATATTTTATTCTCTTTTTTCCTTTTCCCGTGATTGGAATATAATATTGGAAGTAAGACCCTCCAAGCTTAGGTTAAGAGAAGTTTTACAAATTCTAAATTCTTTTTGAGATGTGAACACTTTTCATATTCCTCGTGTTCTTGGAAGTAATTTATAGATAGTTCCAACGCTAACTTAAGATGTATATCGGCGAATCTATATAAGGCCTCTTGGGTAACCAAGTTATCCGGGTCTACTTTTTTAATATATTCCCAAGCTCTACTAAACACTACATATTCACCTGCTCTATCAACATCAACCATATTTAACCCCTCATCTAACTTATCAAAAAATTTAAGTAATTGGTCATTAAAGGTTTGATGATTCTGGATTAGTTTTTTAAACATACCCACCCAGAATAAAGGATGATTTTTATAGTCTAATAAAGTATCTACTTGTTGGTTATTTTCCTTTGATGACTCGGGTTCATCTCCGTTAAACAAGTTAAATATTTTATCAACATTCATACACCGATACATATAGGCGCCATACACTTTTATATAGCGCCTATATTAAACGACCTCCATCAATTCACGGATCGTGTCGAAGTTAATAAATTATTTTAATAACGCGTAATATTCTTTAAAATGTTTAATACGGTCTGCTAACCCAATAGTACCACCATTAACTCTTTTAGTTACTGCGGTTACAGTAGCATCATCTGCTCCTTTATCACAAATAGCCCAAAGACTATTTTTATTAAAAAACCAAGCAGCAGACATTAAAGGGTATTTAGTAGCCACTAAATCTGGATTACCCAAAATATCCTCAGGAACAAACCCATCAAATGCTTTATAATTATCCTTTCCTGTTAATTGAATATATCCTCTACCTCTGAATTTATATCCTTCTTTAGTAACCTCAGGTCCGTTACCCATTCTACCACCATAGACTTTAGAGGCAATCATTTCAGGTTTACGCTCATACTGAGCAGCAGTAGTAGCATTAAAGTATTTAGGAAAAGTACCTAATAAACCTTTAGCACCATAGTTTAAATTTTCATTTACTGCTTTAAACCCACCAGACTCATGTCCACACTGTGCTAAGAAATGAGCTAATCTTAAAGGATTAGTAATATTAAATTTAGCAGCAGTATCGGGGATTTGAGCAAGTACTGAATCTGGGATATGTCCTTTTAATTTATCTAATTTAAAACTAGAAACAGGAACTACAACTTCTGGGGTTGGTGTAACTCCCATAATCTTATTCCAAGTAGTATCTCCAACAATTCCATCTGCTGTTAACCCATTAGCTGCTTGATATTTTTTAACAGCTTCTTCCGTTTTAGGACCAAAATTACCTACAGGATCAACCCCTAACTTAATTTGGAGTTGTTTTACCTGTTCATTATTATCACCTTTTTTTAATAACATAATTAACCTTCTATATCTTTATCTTCCTCGTGTTTATCTTTTTTATTCATCCATTTATCTACTGATGCAATACCAAATGAACCTAAAATAATTACCATAAATCCATCAAAGATAAACTCATTAATTATTAAAGCAGTACCCATGTAGCCTGTTACTAAGTCTACTATAAGAGCAATACAAAGCATAAAAAATGCTATAAACCCAACAACGGCTTTTTCATTAATAGTGTTGTTATCATCAAATAATTGTTTAAAAAAATTTTTCATATGTTTAATCTTAGTTTATTTTTTTATTATATATGTACAGTATAAAGTTTTCTATATCATAATCACCCCCCTCATTAATATATTTTTGATATGCTTCTTTAATCTCAACTACGTACTCAACTTTTTCTTCTTCAACCTGAATTGTACTAGTATCAACCCCTGCCTCAATCATTCTCACAGAGAACATTTCTACTTTTTTTGTTGCTTCTTCAGCAACTGATTCTACTTCCTCAATATGAGATACAACGGCCTTAATTGTTTTTTCTTGAGCTTTAGCAGCAGCTTTAACTATACTACTTGCTTTAGACATACTTTGTTTACTTTTATTAATAAGCATATCTAATTCATCTATTTCTTTTGGTTTTTGAGCTGTAGCAAAAGATATCATATCAAATAAAGCAATACTTGATATAAGTAGTACTAATTTATCCAATGTTTTTTTCATAATTTTATTTTGGGATCTTACCTAAGGTGGATAATACTTCAAGTTTAGTAGTAGCAGATGCTAAAGCAGAATCTGATTTCTTTAACTGAAGAAGACATTTGTCAATTTTATTCTCTAATAATACTATTTTAGCTGTATGGGTTTCTATCTGGGATTGATAATTCATTTTGTTATCTAACCACAGATAACCAACAACTACAAGTAATAAGAATTGGACCGCTTTCCAGGGGTCTTTAGAGAATTGTTCGAAGGATATAGGTAATTTCATCATTTTTTATTTGTGTTAAAAAACAACCCTTAAAAAACAATTGAAAAAACTATATTCAATGATACATATGAAAAAAACTTTTTTTGTACTTTTTATTTAAGTCTAGCTTCATACTCTTCTTGGTATAGATTCTCTAAACCAGCAAAGGTATGAATACCACAAGGTTCAGGCCAAACCTCATATTGGGTAAAGCTTACCTCAGGTTCTGTAACCCAAAGAATATCTACACTGTACTTAGAAGATAAAACAGGAGGAGTAACTACATTTCCCTCGGCATCATATACACCAGGAGTAGTAACTAGATTACCAAGTTCAACAACGTGACAATCGGTGTAACCTGTTTCTTCATTCCAAATTTTAGACTTTTGAGTAGTCCATTGTGTGTTCGTAAATTCGTATTTTCTAAATTTCATATTATAAAGTTGTTAATGATGTACATTCAGCGTCTGAAAGTGGTTGGTTATAAAATTTATTTTGTGTGATGTATTTAGTAACATCTGCACCCAAACCTCTAAAAAATTCCATATTGGTGGTAGCGAATGCGGTAGCACTGACAACCTTTGTTCCGTTCACAAATACATCGGCATTTGTGCCGTTCCACTTAATTGCAACTTTCACCGTGTTGGTTGTAGTGTCAAATAATAATGTTTGACTTCCCGCTATACGCTTTGTAATTGCTAATCTCGCCGTTCCGTTATTTCTAATCATCAACGACTCCCCCGTTACTCCATTTGATGAATTACCAATAAACAATCCAACATCGCTTGTATCCCTCGTCACCAATATATTATTTAAAAGCTCAACAAGCCAAGTTCCTCCTCCACTAGTAATAACACCGTCTGTATAAATGTTAGAACGGTTAAAAGAATCAACTAAACGAGTTACTGTGAAACCAGCTGTTGGGATATAAGTGGTTGGGTATGCGCCTGCTTCTAATTGACCTCCCCATAAAAACACTGATGTGGAAAGTGAATTTGATTCTGCTCTCGCTGAACTAGCATTTGAAGTAATAGCAATTAGCATCCCACTTGCTCCCGTTGATGTTGGGACAAAAGTCATATTGCAACGATACCAACCACTCCCAACATTTTGTATAGTTGATGTAGGATTTGTGCCACTCGTATTGCCTAATGTTCCTACAACTCCACTATTTAAATCAAAATTTGCAAACATCCCCCCTAAAGCCCCGGGAATCCATAATTGAATAAAGTTGTTGGTGTTCTTTTTTGCATATATAGTATAACTATAGGATGAACCACTTGTAAAATTCCCAGAGGTGGCTTGTGCAATATAATGTTGATTTGAAGTGCCATCGGCTATTAAAGCATCTGCATTTGTTGTGCCATCAGGCGAAGTTGTAGTATTTGCAGTAACTAAAGTATTGATTTTAGCCCAATTTGCATTTGTTAAATCCTCACTATTCAAAGCCACATTCGTTCTCTGCGGTTCTACCAACAACGATCCTGTCCCTGTTGAATAATCAACTCTCAATACATCATTACTAGCACTTACTAGTAACCCACTTTGGTCAGTATAAGTAGCAATAGATGCTCTTGAACCTGTAATAGGAATAGGGGCAAATTGACCGCTCAATTCTCCATATTCATAACCTAATAATGAGCCGGATCTAACGGCCCAATTTCCATCACCAATTATTAAAGTTGGACTACTCATGCTATTGTATAATTTAATGCTTGCGCCATGTTAAGAAAAGAAGGATAGTAACTAGCACCGGTTAACACTCCCATGTCTACACCGGCTATAGGTTGGCTGTAAAGTGCCATTTGTTGAATATAATAGGGACTTTGAGCAGTAAACATTCTTAAAGATTCTAATGCTGTTGGAGTGAACGAGGTTGCCGTTACTACCTTTACTCCATTTACAAAAATATCAGCTGTGGAACCATTCCATTTTATTGCTATTTTTGCTGTATCAGTCAGTGTTGTATATAATGAAGTTAAAGAACCAGCGATTTGTTTCCACAATATCATTCTTGTAGTTGATGATGATATACCTATCCAAAAATTATCAGCTGTTGCTCCAACAGCATCATTACCTAATCCTAATTGCTGAGCTTGAGTATTACCAGCATAAGCAATATTATTTCTCAACTCTGTATACCAAGTTCCCCCTGCCGAGGTAATCATTCCATTTGTGTATACATTACTTCTACTAAAAGTATCAACAAGTCTAGTTACTGTTGCTGATGTTGTTGGTATGTAGGTTGTGGCGTATGCGCCTGCTTCCGCTTGGAATCCCCAAATGGCAACTGTTCCAATAAATGACGAGGCAACCCCCCTTATTGCCAAATTTGTAATTCCAACTGTTGCTGTATACGTCCCATCTATTCTTTGCCATTGGCTTGTTGGCGTAAAACTGATATTGGTATTTGCCCCATCAACTACTCCAACTATTCGCATTGTTCCAGGGCTTGTTTGTGAAACTAGTTTTACATAAACAGTTACTCTATAAGTTCCAGCACCCAAAACAACATTTTGCGATACTCTTGAATTTGAGTCCGCTATTGTCATAGTATCGGCATTTTGTGTGCCGTCTGGTGAAATTTGCGAATTTGCTGTAATTGTTGAACCAATTGCAGTCCAACTCCCCGTATCAAACTGTTCACTATACAACACCAAATTAGTCCTCTGAGGTTCTAATAATGCTGCTGGATCCGTTCCATAAGTATAATCTAGTCTTGGAACGTTTAGTCTATCTGTTGTTGGGAAATAGGTTTGGGCTGAACTGCCTTCTACCAATTGGGCACCCCATAAATAGTATGAACCAACACCGTTACAAGCAGCGGCTCTTGCATCAACCCCAGAATCTACTGGCCAAATATAGCAGAATGGAGTTGTAGAAGTCCCCGTTGTGGTGATGGATATTCTATAAAACTCATTATCACTTGCAACAATAGTTGCCGATGAGTATATACCTGCGGTTACTATTCCATTGATTAAGTCAAAGTTTGCGTACTCATTTGATGAATAACCACTCCCCCAAACTAATTGAATAAATTGTCTATCTTTATACTTAACATAAAGAGAGAAAGTATTTGTAGTTAAAGATGATGTAACTGATTGTTGAATGGAATAAGAATTACTCCCTACATTAGTTAGTTTAAGTTCATCAGCAGTTAAAGTTCCATTAGGTGCATTTACAACATTCGCATTAATTGTTGTTCTTGTCTTTGCCCAAGGAGATACATCAAAAGTTTCGCTTGATTTTAACAAATTCCAAGGCACTCGTTGCACCAACCCACTTGAATTAGTACGCCAAGCATCACTTGCTCTAGTCCAAGCTAAATCACTATAATTGTTTGTAGATAATTCACTATATAAAGTATCTTCTTTATATCCTGAAGGTACCATTAAATAAGAAGCATACTGGAATAAAGATTGAGAAACAATAGTATTTGTAATAGCTCCTGGATCTTCTATTATTCCCCCATCCCCTGTTACTCTTGTTGAAAATCCATTTGCAAGCAGAGTAGCAAAATCACCACTGCCTAAGTTTGCACCTGTACCTTTAGTAGCTAAAGTATTAGCATCGATATCAATAGCAGGTGTATATACCAATGAACCCCCACCAGGCTGAACCACAGCAACCATTTTATAGTTATCATAAACTATATCAGTTATGCCTGAACCTAGTATAAAAGAACCTGAAAGGTTTTTAGGAGTAGCTGATGTGTAAAACCCATCTTGGTTAAGGAATGTTTCTAATCCATAATAAGAAGCACCAACAAGAGTATTTTGAATACTCATAGTAAGTTGTGTTCCTGCCGATAAGGAAAACGGTAGAGTACCTAAACCATCTGTAACAGACCCTGTAATATAAGCCATATACATATAAATATTAAAAGAAAAAAGACCTATTAAATTAATAATAGATCTTCTATAAATATACTCCTAAGTGTTGTGGACCCTACAGGACTTGAACCTGTGACCTTATCATTATGAGTGATCTGCTCTAACCAACTGAGCTAAAGGTCCAAAAAACCAAAGTAGAGTAAAATTAAATGTTCGCTGAAAAGTTTTAAGATTTGAGTTTTCCTTCTTTTAAATTTTGAATTTTAAATCTTAAGGCACAAAATCAAAATCAATATCTAAGCATCAGTCTTATATAGATAGTTTCCTATCTGCGTATTTGTATAAATCCGCAAGCAGATTCGTACAAGGCGCTACTAATCTAATCTTACCCTTTAAATTGGTTATATCTTTGTGATGGCATTAAATGCCTCAATTTCTTCTTGGATGGACTCAATTTCTTGTTCCCAATTGAAAATTTGATTATCTTTATTAAACAAATCCATGTAAGCTACATATTCAACTGGAGTAGAATCTGATGAACGATACTCTCTAACAAGTCCTTTTTTAGTTTCAACATTACGTAAACGAGAAACCAAATTCTTCAATTCACCCAAACGGAAAATTCTATTTGCAATAGGAGCGTTTGCGTTATGGATTTTAGTTTTTAGAGTAATCAACTCATTTGTTAACCTAATCCAATTGTTATAAGCGGCTTCGGGATCGTAACCTTTTTCTACATTCTCTTTAACTTGAGAATTGTACCTTTGGAAACGCATAAACGCTTCATCTGCCTGTTTAACAAGCTTCTTTTTGTGTTTTAGTGCTTTTGTCAAATTCATAATATCAATATAATAACGTTTTTTTATATATCCAAGCTGTATGAGAAATTTTTTGTACCTCCACGTGGAATCGAACCACGAACTAGAACTTAGAAGATTCCTGTTATATCCATTTAACTATAGAGGCAAATTTGCGGAAGCTGAGGGATTCGAACCCCCGGATGCCTTTCGACATCTCTAGTTTTCAAGACTAGCGCAATCGGCCAACTCTGCCAAACTTCCGTAATAAGAAAAGCTTTGGGTCTTTCAGGGTTACTGATTGAGTGCAATGAGTGACGCCTACCTACTACTAACCCTTTTTCGGTATTTAAAACACTGTACCTCTCAATTACAGCTTAACTGCTTTTCTTTTGTAGTCAGGACAGGATTTGAACCTGTACCGAAATCTTGCTTTCGGCCATCGTCTAGAAACAGGGCGTCTACCAATTCCGCCACCTGACTGTTTTGTTCTATTTCTACTTTTGTATTATGTTGTTTTTTGTTTTACCGTACCAAAAGAAAGTTACACCAGATAAAATAAACATACAAATATCAATTACTTGGATATTAGATATAGAAAAAAACAACAGTCCTACAGCAAACCCGTTAAGGTAGATTGGTAAATCTTTTAATAACTTTTCTTTCATATTTTTAATTTTTAGTAGTCAGGACAGGATTCGAACCTGTATTGATTGCATCCGTGCGCTTTACATCACACAGCCCGATTTAATCATCGGACAGACGTTCAAGGAAGGGGAACTTTCGTTACTTATCATATCTCTAAGCCCTTAACGTCAGCGTATACCAATTCCGCCACCTGACTAACCCCTTTGTTTGACTATCGGAGATCGGGTACTCCTGCACAACATTTAAGCTGTTGGCGGTCTATCACGGATTCGAACCGAGGCTACCTCATAGACAGTGAGGCGTGTTAACCACTACACTAATAGACCGAATTACACCATCATGAGATTCCTGATGATTAGATATTCCCGGTTTTCTGTTTGCAACCCTGCGGATCTTACTCCTTGAAAAAGTCAACTCTATACGTCGGCAGTCATCGAGTCTGATGCTGTTTTATTCCGAACCGATTGCCTTTGGGAGGCGTTTTTTAACCCCATCCATTGTTAAATGAGTCTTGGATGAAAGACTGCTGAGTATCTCTTACTCATTGTGGACCGTCCCAGATTCGAACTGGGGACTATTGCGTGCAAGGCAATCGTGTTAGCCAACTATACCAACAGCCCAATTAAAATAGACTTTGCACAACGTTGGAGGCCTGCCTGTGCTATTCATCCTCCCGCTTCTACGTTCCTGTCTAGTGCTTCAATCGAAGCATATTCAAAGGTATCTATTTTGTTACCCCCCAGAGATTCGAACTCCGATTCAGTGGCCCAAAACCACTTGTCCTGCCGTTAGACGAGAGGGTAAGATAAGGGTGAGAAATCCTTAGTGTTGTAGTGTACGATTATGTTTTCCATAATTCAAGTAATGCCACTCATCTTTATATTTCCTTTCTCAAAGGAACAACACGTTTTAAAATGTTGTTAGGGCTATACTAGCGATTGTACCCCTAAAAGACTCTAGTTTCCGTTTCTTAGTCACCTTTCCTATATAGAAACAAAAGCCTTATTTTCACCAAACATTTTGTAGCGGGAGTGGGAATCGAACCCACCTAGTCCGAGCTTATGAGACTCGTCAGTGCACCAGCTCTAGTTTCCCGCTAGTTATTTGTACTCCCAACGGGATTCGAACCCGTGACTTGTCCGTGAAAGGGACATGACTTAACCGCTTGTCGATAGGAGCAATTATTTTGGCGCCCACAGCAGGATTCGAACCTACGACCGAGCGGTTAACAGCCGCTTGCTCTACCACTGAGCTATGAAGGCGTATTTGTCCATTCTGTTGGAATCGAACCAACTTACTCACCTTATATTCGGGTCAGTACTAACCAGGCGATATAAGAGTCAACGTGTTTTACCATATAACACTAAGAATGAATTTGTAATCAGGACGGGATTCGAACCCGCATTAAGCTACATATTGAGTGGGTGTCAATTTAATGTCTTCCAATCAATCATCACTCTACCGATAGCTTCCGCCACCTGACTATATTGCTCGTACTTTCCGAGCTGTCACCGATTTACCCATTCTTTGCATCAAGATTCGGGAACTTATGCTTTGTAGTCAGGACAGGATCCGAACCTGTAACCAGTTTTCTAAGCCCTACGTGCAAGATTTTCATTGCCTCGTACTGGTGTCTAATCGAGCATACACAGCGTCTACCATTCCGCCACCTGACTATATTTGAGGTTGGTATGGGTCTTGAACCCATTTAAAGTATTTCTACTTACATATCGTCCCACTGCGAAGCCATTTACAGTGACCAACCATTTGTACCGAGGGCGAGACTCGAACTCGCATGCGTTTAAGCACCGGTTTCTAAGACCGGCGTGTCTACCATTCCACCACCAGGGTATTTAATTTCTCATACGTCAAAGAACTTTCTAATTCTTATTATGGTGTAAATATACGAACAATATCTCGTAATTCCAACCTATTTTAAAAGAAAAATTCATTTAGAATCATTCTAATTGGCACGAGTGGAAGGATTCGAACCCTCAACAACGGTTTTGGAGACCGGCATGATACCATTTCACCACACTCGCGTATTTGAGTTCAAGGTAGGAATCGAACCTACTTCAATGGTTTTGCAGACCATCCGGCTTCCTAAACCAACCTGAACTTTTAGTTGTTCTTAAGGGATTCGAACCCCTATTTCCTCGTTCGTAGCGAAGTGTCCTAATCCGTTGGACGAAAGAACAATTTGTTATTTTACTAACATATCTGCAGCGTATGTTGCCATAACACCTAATGATTTGTATCTAACTTTGTAACCCATACCTTCAACTAAACCAACTGCCGCTCTTAGAACTTCGTTTGATTTATATCTTTTATCAGGGTTAACATCTATATCGATGTATTTAACTTGAGGTAAACCAGCGTTTTTAAGTATTTCTGCTGTTTCAACTGATTTCCAAACCTCATTCATTAAACGCACTTGTCTTACTTTTTCTAAAGGTAAAACCTCTTTATTAAATAAAACGTGCGCACCACCCTTCGGCTTATAAAGTGCGACTACCGTTGCATATGTTGTATTATACGCATAGTTTTGCGAGTCGCACCCAACTAACAATTCGGTGTTGGGATTCGCGTTTAAATACGCTTTTACATAGTCAACTAAGTCAACTGTTTTTCTGTTTGATAGGGTCCTGAAGTTCATAATCTGTTTTTTATAAGTATTTTTTACATAGCGGAGAGCAGAATAATCGAAATTCATACTCGAAAGTACCACTCGCTTAGCAGGCGGTGACAGCAACCTTACTGTATTACTCTCCAAAAGACCCGATATCCGCGTTTTCATCCTACTCGGGTCATGATAGGCTTCCGACGGTTTGGGTGTATGAGGAGTTTCGAAATCCCGGCTTCTCGCGTCACAAGCGAGTACTCTTCCTCTGAGTTACATACACCATTTAATTGTGGAGAAAATAGGACTCGAACCTATAACCTCATGCGTATCAGGCAGGCGCTCTAACCAATTGAGCTATATCTCCATTTTAGTGCCAGCAGCAGGACTCGAACCTACGAACTCCGAAGAGAGGGGATTTACAGTCCCCAGCAATTGCCGCTATGCGATACTGGCATTTATTTGTCTTTCCTGCTGGATTCGAACCAACGATCTTCTCCGTGTAAAAGAGACGCTTTAAAACCAACTAAGCGAAGGAAAGAAATTGTGACCCCATCGAGACTCGAACTCGAAACCCCCGTGTTAAAAGCACGATGCTCTAGCCAATTGAGCTATAAGGTCATTTTGTAGCGTAGGTCGGATTCGAACCGACGTACCTCTACTCCCAAAGCAGATGAGATAAACCACTCCTCTACTACGCTGTGTATTTGTGCGACGGGCAGGACTCGAACCTGCATGGCTGGATTTTCAGTCCAGTGCATTGACCATCTTTGCTACCGTCGCAATTTTTCTCATACGTCAAAGAACATAAAAAATGCCCGATCTTGTGAATCGGGCTTACTTTGTGTTTCAATATGTCTTTAAAAACATCACATCATAAGCCCTATCAATTTAATATCCTCAGACACCGGACGATTCATCCAAGCGGCTTTAAGACTAAAATGATATGATATACAATGTTTCATGTTTTAATGTGTTTTAATATGTCATAAATATATGAACAAGATCTCAAAATACCAAATTTACTTTGATTTCTTTTTCTTTTTTTTTCTTTTTGGAGCGGGTGGACAGAATCGAACTGACATCACAGGCTTGGAAGGCTAGTGTAATAACCATTATACGACACCCGCGGGGAGTAGCCTTCGAATAACATTTAATTGGGTCGGGGAGTTAATCAAAGACTACATTTTGGAGCCGAGAGCCAGATTCGAACTGGCGTGTCCTTACGGAACCTGATTACAAGTCAGGTGCAATCAACCGCTATGCGATCTCGGCTTGAAGATTACTTCTTCAACAGGCTATGCAAAGTGTCTGCATGAGCATCTACGCTATCGATCAAAGAATCGATATTAGTAGTGTCTACACAAACTGAATCAGTGCAAACTGAATCTGAAGAAGAAGTTGATGTTTCACTTGAGCAAGAAGCCAAAGTAATCAAGGCAGCGATAAATAATACTTTTTTCATTTTGATATAAATATATAGTTTTTTAATTTTTGTACTGCTGGCCGGACTCGAACCGGCACGAGACTTACGTCCCAAAGGATTTTAAGTCCTTCGTGTCTACCATTCCACCACAACAGCATTTTTTATACATCCCACTCATCTGCTCCTACTTGTAGGCATTCAAGTAATGAAGCATTACGGAATTGTTCTTTATGTTTAAAGGCAGACCAAACAACTTCAACTTGTAATCCTAATTTATCTGCTTTAGATAAAATTTCATCACACTTGGCATTAAAAATTGCCTCTTGTCTTGCTTGTTCTTCCAATTCGTTCATGATATAAATATATAAAAAGATCCTTATATTTCCAAGCTTAAGTACATTCCTTATGCAGGAACGTACTCAAGAGCCAAATCATACAATTTCTCGTTCAAAACCATGTCTTGACTGAAATTCTTAATTTTACGAGCTTTACGAGTTTTAACACCGTATTTGTAGTTAAACAAACCGTGAGTCAATTTTTCTTGAACTACATTATATACTGACCACAAATCATTTCCTTTATCTGCTTCACGAACTGGTGTAAGCAAATCTTCAAAATCAATTTGGATGTTTTCGATCTCATCTTCTGAGAAACGAGTTGCAAGAGCTTTTTTAGCAAAATCAAGCATTTGTTCTTGACCCAATTCTACTGAACGGAATTTATTAAGTGATTCAACTGTCAAAGGCAATTTTTCAACAATTGACTTAATAGTGTTTTGCAACTCTTCAAATGAATAACCGTAGTGACGGATCTTCATACTTTCAAACTCACGAGAAGATACAACCAAACCATTTTCACAAACCATACGGAACAAACCAGCAGTGAAAGTAAATGCATTTTTACCATCATGAGAATTTGTCAATAGGATTTGTGGGAAAACGTTATCACCATCCTCGGCAGTGATTTGAATATCGTTATTACGGAATACAACCAAATGCTTTTGGAAACCAACACCTTTACGTGCTTTAACTTCTTTAGCATCTACAACACCCCAACCTAAAGCTGACATATCGTCAATAATTTTATCAGTAGGAATGTGAGCATACTTTTCACTAGTTCCAGGTGCTCCTTGAGCAGTGAAAATTGAAGGGGCTTGTTGGCGGATCTGACTTTTTGAAATGAATTCTTGATTAATGTTTAGCATAACTTTTATTTTTATCTTTTTTTCTATGACATGAATATACGAAAGGTATCCTCGGGAGCCAAATTTGCTGCAGAGGAAATGTCATCTAGAATCATTCTAAATGGGATTTCCAAGCAAAGTTTTGGTGTGTTTTTCACCACCTAAAAAACGTTGATATGTTCCATCATCGTTTAGTTCGATAGTTTTACCTTTTAATACCTTTTTAATTAATTCAGGATCTGTAACTACAGGTGCTCCTTTAGCTAATAAAATATCCTTTAATTTACCTGATACCTCTAAATAATATCCTTTTTTCTTTAACAAATCAGCATAGTGATTAATAACTTTAGATTTTGCCTCAGGAGACCCATCGTGTCCAATAGCGGCTAATTTATTTCCAGCAGGTTGTTTCTTATAAGCACTTAAAGCATCGGGTTCAGGATCATCGTCTATATTAATTACCTCGTAATCAGCATCGGCTTCCGCACCTAATACATCTGCTGCGCTCTTATAATTTACATTACCGCCTATAGGCGCATATGCTGTGTTGATTAGGTTAAAAATATCACTAGCATATTCTTCTTTTTCCTTATCACTAAGGTCAACCCATTTTCCTCTAGGAAATTCCTCTTGTAATAGGATATTATTTTTTAAGTAAGCTTTATAATTGAAAGACATTATTTTACGTATTTGTTATAAATATCAACAAACACATAAAACGGAATCCTATGACCTAAACCTTCTACTCTTTCGATATCACAATGAAACTCAACTTGTTCAAGTATATCTTCTGATTTAGCAGGATCAATAATGGTGTCTTCCATACCTAAAACAACAACTGGAATAAAACTAGGATCAATATCACTTAATACTAATGATTTTAAATTGGGTTCTATAGGACGAGAGTGAATAGCAGGGTTAAAAACTAAACAATCAACTTTATAATGATTGGCAAGTAACAAACCACAATAACCACCCATTGAAGAACCAATAATCAAATCAGGTTGAAATGACTCAACCATATACATAAGCTCTTCTTCAATATTTGATTTACGGTAATCAATTGAAGGGGCTAAAACCTCATTTTGTTCACGTAAGAAATCAACTTTATCACAAACGTTGGAACTCTCTAAACCGTGTAAATACATTATTTTTCTCATAACCTTTATTTCTGCGACATGAATATACGAAAGGGGGGTTGAAAAGCCAACCCCTTTTTTTAAGCTTCTACGGCTTCCATAGAACCGTAACGGATTGAGTTGTTTGACAACTGGTAAAATACTTTAGTATCAACAATACCATTTCTGTTTTTAGTAAAATTGATGTATGTTGAATCATCTTCACGACGCATCTCACCCATAGCATCAACCAAGTGTTTCAATTTATTAGAACCACTAAACACACCAGCTTTAGTAACTTGCTGGATCAACAAAAATGAAGTAAATTTTTCATTCTTGTTTTCACCTTTATTGTTTTTAACACAATTGTCAACCAACCATGACTCGGCCATCTTACGATCCCAACCATTGTCATCACGTACCGCCTCAATGATTTCAGCAGCACTATCAATCAAAACCAAATCATAACCAATATTCAAAACTTGCTCGATAACATCCTTAGTATTGTACTCAAGATAATCTTGCATAAACAAAGTTTCAATAACACCAAACTGCTTGAAACGCTCAGTATATTTAAACATTTGCTTCTTACCCATCTCACCAGAAATGAACAAACACTTAGCTCCTTTGTTTTGAACAGAAGCCATTACATCCAACAACACAGTAGTTTTACCAACACCAGGATCACCAATCATCATAATATTAGTAGCAGCAGGAATACCACCTTCATGTGAAAACAAACCATCAATCGACAAACCAGATTTCATGGTTTTCATCATGCGAGGATCAATATCCAAAGCACTCAACTTAGTAACTTTTGAAAAATCAATAAGTGATGGAGTGTAAGTAGCATTTTCAATTTTCTTACTTGGACGACCTCTTTTTACAACATTTACATTTTTCATAACCTTTATTTCTTAATTATCTCTATGACATGAATATACGAACGGGATCTCGGGGAGCCAAAAAGATGGTTCTTCTTTCATCATTTAGAACAATTCTAAGTAATCATGCTAAAATTGGCTTGACCAATACCACTCCGTCTATCCGTATATACGCCCCATTAATCTAATGGACTATATTCATCTCCCATTTCCTCAATCAAATAAATGGCATCGTTCAAGTCAATATCAAAAAACTCGCGATCGGCTCGAGACCTAACATCAGCCAACACAACGTGTATGGCTTGCTCAAAATCAAACGGGCGAGCACACTTAAAGGTATAAGCAAGTTCCCAATCGTGAACTACACCAGCGGAATTTATTTGTTGTAATCTCCTTTCGGGGCTAGAGGTAGTCATACCAATCTTACACTTGTTGGGATAAGCACTGTTTGTAAGTATATAAACATATCCACCCAAACGGTTACGAGGGGATTCATTATCCAGGTGTGATCCTATATAACGATAATACTCAACGTTATCCCAACCATCAAAAGAGGGTATACGGGTAAAATGAGTTGCCCCTTGAAAATTAGACCCGCCCAAGCTATTATGTTTGATAGTAATATGGATATACTGTTTGTTATCCTTTAGTTCCTCGGGTGTTATATATTGTATCATAATGCGGTGTTTATGGTTTGTGCTACCTTGGGCCAATCAATGGTGGTAGTTAATATAATACCGTGTTTGACGCGTATAAACGCACCAAACCGGGCCTCATAGTCGTTACAAGATACTTGTTTGATTGAGTCCATACATTGGGGACTATTCTGGATTATATTAATTACTTTGTGAGTCATCAATTAGCTCGGAAAGGGTGGTTATTGTAGCTTTTATTGTACCTATATACATTCCGCACTCGTAGGCGGTAGAAATTTCTTGGCCTTTTTTGTTACCCTCGATAAGCATGATTTCGAGCATGGATTTAAGGCTTTGGAGTTGGGATTTGTATTCTTGTTGGGTCATATTAGTTTGTATGTTGAGTATAAATTTGTTCAATTTCTCGACCGGTTAATTGGTCGGGAGAACCACTTGGCGTAAAAGTAGTTTCTTGATATTGTCTCCAAAACTCTAATTGAGTGTTGGACTGAAGACTTTTCCACCATTCCATGGCTTGTTGTCTAAGATTAGTTCTCATATTATTTATCTCCTAATTTAAATTGTTTATAAACAATATCCTCATCAATTCTAGTATCGGTGTCGGGAAACATATGAACCAAATATTTAACAAAACGTAAACGTTCTTGGGATAAAATTGGATTAGAATCCATTTCAACCATTGCGTCATTCAAATGACTTTTAATTAATAAACTTACTCTTGTCATAACCTTTATTTTTCTTTAACACGGTGAATATACGAACAGGATCTGCGGGAGCCAAATAAGCTTTCAAGCTTATCGCAAATCTATTTTTCTTTTTTATTCAAATCTATTACAAATTGTTTTATTAGAACAAAAACATCATCTATACTAGATCCTTGGAATTTTTGCTCACCTAAAGTATTTCCATTTTGGAATCTTACTTTTCCTGTATGTTTCCAATCCCCCATAATACCCATATATGAATACGTAGATATTTCCTTAATGTTATTAAACTCAAACGGGTCTTTAATCACACTTAGTGATGAGTTCTCAAAAATATTTTTTATGTCTATATCACTCATATTGTTATTTCATTTCAAAACCAAACCAAACTGAACGATACAATCCTTTCCACTGCTCATCTCTGTTACCAAATAACACACCATCAACAACAGCAACAGCATGACCTTGAACGATCAACATAAAACGACCAACTGGATTATTTTCAATAAATGATTTTAATGTATAACCTGTGGCTTTTTTGTATTGCTTGTTAACCAAAATCTTATCGCTACCAATTGAGTGCTTCATGTAACTACGTGATGGATGAGAACCTATAAAACTAATCTTTTTACCGTTTTTAGTTTTACCAATAATATTTTTACCGTAAGCATTCATAAATGTACCTTTACGGTCTTGACGCTTTAATTCTTTTTTAACCCAAGCGTGAGCTTGGTTATATGGTAAATCTAAAGCAGCCATAAAAGCTCTAACAACACAATCACCATTTTCTTTTTTACCTAACTCACCTGATTCACGAGCTAATTTTTCACTGTTTACAAAGTACTGAGATTTGAATGCCTCAACCGATTTACCGTTTGTTAATCTTACTTTTTCTGTAATCATCATAACCAATCGACAGG